AAAGCATAGACATTGCTGAGGGTGGTTCCGATCCTGGCCGCATCCCCGAGGGACGCGGACTCAGCCCTCCAGATCTCGGTGTACGAGTGGTTGCGGTACGGCGCGCCATCCCACGAGAGGTAGACGCTGCTGAGCCCAGCGCTGGCGGACAGGCCGGTGGGCGCGGGAGGGGGGGTGTAGTCCCTGGTGGGGTCGTAGCCATCGACGTTCGTCGGCACCGTGACTGGAACCCTTGCTCCGCTGGTGAGGGCCGATGTGCCGCTCGCGCTGAGGGCGCCGATGTCGACGAGATCGCGAAGCGTGACGAGCTGGTCCAGCGCGTCGCCAACGCGACCCTCGCGCACGTCGAGGGTCGACTTGATGGCCAGGACGACATCCTTGAGGTTGTCGCCCCGAATGTCCGGGATGGCCGGAACCAGGGTCTCTCGATTCATGTCGCCTTGAGCTCCGCCGCGCTGGTGGCAAGGTTGACCTCAGATACCTCCACGGACGCCTCGACCTCGATTTCCCAGTCTCGGGCGCGGAAACCGCCGGGCAGCGTGAAGTGCTGGTCGCCTGTGACGACCTGTGAGGCCCTGAGCTGGCCGTTGGCATACACCCGAATGGTCACCGGGTAGCTTGCCGCGATCACCTGCCCCACGGCCATGCTCTGGGCCCACGGCAGGCGGAACAGCTTGCTGCGCCAGGTGGCCGTCAGCGGGCTGCCCCGATCGAAGCGCGCAATGCTGTTGCCCTGCGCCACGTACAGCGTGTCGGTGGACGGGTCGTAGTACCCACCAGAGAACGCCGAGGCGGCATTCAGGTTGGAGGTCGTGAGGACGGCACCCTGGCCGGTCAGATCGAGGACCAGCATACCGCTGGCGTGGACGATGTGGACGCGACCGTTGTAGAGGTAGGCGTCCATGGACGCAGGCGTGTAGGCCTGCCACTGCTCGCGAGAGAACAGGCTCTTGGTGATGACGTCCACGCCGGAGCCAAGCGAGACGTAGCCATCGGGCGAGGCATAGAGCACGCCGTCGCCGGTCTCGATGATCGAGCGCTTGGACGAGCACGCCTGCGGCACCTCGAGCCTGGTGGGCGTCATTGCGGCCGGGTCCGCGCCCTGCAGCAGGAAGGGGTAGGCGGTGGTGAGCACGGCAACGGTCTGGCCGTAGGTGGCGATGCCCACGATGTCGAAGTCGATGGTGTACTTGTGAGGCCAAGCGTGTGGCAGGTTGGGCTCACTGAAGTACACCGTGCGCCCAGCAAAGCCGACGGCGGCCCCGTTGGCCATCGCGCGCAGGCCCTTGAGGCCGGCCGGGGGCGCCTCCCAACCTTCGCTGGGTAGCAACTCGCCCAGGTTCGCCTGAGCCACGGTGTCGATGTAGCTGGACTGAGCCACGGGCACTTCGGCCACGTACTGAAACTGCGCCGTGTTGCCGACGGTGGACGAGCGGTAGATGCGCTTGAGGGTGATGTTGTAGTTGCCCGACGGTGCCGACGGCATCGACACCGTGACCGCGGCGCCCGGATCGAGCGCGACCACAGGGGATGGACCAGACGGCGGCCCCTCCTCGCCGTACGCGGAGACGTAGGTGATGACGTACGTGCGGCTTTCCGGCGTCACGCCAGTGCCTGCGGTGCCGTGCCCGGTGATCGCTGGCGCGGACGGCGCCGGCAGCCCAAGCTGGTAGTGGGCGCCGGGGTAGGTGCTGCCGGAGATGATGAGCGAGTTCGGCGCGTACCTCGGGGACGAAAGCCCGTCGGCCCAGTACAACCTGTCCCACTGGTCGTCGGGGATCGGCGAGCGCATGACGTCCGTGTCGTTGCCGAACTCCAGCCAGTAGTTGGCCTCGTTCGCCCCGGTGCCGTAGCGGTAGATGGTCTTGGGAGAGATCAGGGTTGCCGGCTTGAGGATCGTCGTCGCGCGCAGCGGCTCGAGCGACCCAGAGATCAGCTTCACGTTCTGCGCGACCTGCGCGTCGCTGTCGGCGAGGCGGTGCGGCTTGATGACCGGCTTCAGGCCATTGAAGGCCTTGACGGAGAGAAGCGTCATTGCGGACCTTGGGTGGTGGGTTCAGAGCACGCGCTGACCACGGAAGTAGGCGTGGCCGGCAATGACCTCGCACAGCTCCGGCGGCAGCAGGCGGCCGCTCTCGAACGTCAGCACAGCGAAGCCGCTGCACCACGGCGTCGGGTTGCCCTCGAGGTAGGTGTACTGGTCGCCGCCCGGGTCGGACAGCGTGCCGGTGTCGACCCCGTAGCGGCGGCCGCGGTAGTCGCCCCAGGGTGTGATGCACAGGCGGTGCAGGTGCCCGGTGACGATCGAGGTCCCGGACTTGAGCGTGTTGTTGTAGGCGGCATGGATGCCGTTGTGGTAGCGGTGCTTGACCATCACGTCGCTGTTGACCATCAGCGACCAGCCGTGCTCCCAGCCGCGGAAGTAGTCCCACAGCGTCAAGCCCGGCATGTTGGAGAGCTCGGGCGCGTTGACCGCGATGTAGCGGTGCAGCCGCGAGTCGTGGTTGCCAATGGTCCAGAAGCGCTCCGCGCCCTTGCTGGCCTTCTCGACCTCCGCCATGCGCTCGCGCACAGCGTCGAGCTCATTCTGCGCGGACGGCAGGCTCATGGAGCCGGTGTACATCGGCTCGTGACGGCTGATGCGCGCGCCGTCGTAGATGTCGCCGTTGGCGATCACCGTCTTGGGCTTGAGCGACTTGCACAGCTCGAGCAGGGCAAGGTGGGCCGTGGTCGGCTCGCCGGGCCAGTAGTGGGCGTCACTGAACACGATGGCCACTCCGTTGGCCAGCGAGGTCTCCAGGCGGTGACGGTTAGCGGGCACTACCGTGCTGGTAGCGCGCGGGTCGCGCCAGGCCACCAAGTTCACGCCGTAGCGGTTCTCGATGTATCGGCGTCGGGCGTGCACGTTGCGCACATGGACACCGAGCTCAATGGCAACCGCCTGTGGACTGCCGTGCTTCTTGAAGCACTCCATGAACTCGACGTCGGTGGTGGCTGGCTTCATGTGCTGCTTTCTGCCGGCACTTCTTGCCGACCAGTCAAGAAAAAGCCCGCCGAAGCGGGCTTGGTGCGAGGGGCGCCCTCAGGCTCCTGGGCTGGCCGGCTCTGCGGCCTTCTGCTCGGCGGCCTGGACCACCGGCTCGGCGGCGGCCTGCAGCTGCTGGCCCACCTGGTTGCGCACCAGGTTCTGGATGCGCGCGGCGTTGTCCTGGACTCGGGCTAGGCCCTCGAGGACGGTGTTCACTTCGTGAACTTCGAGAACGACTTGAACGGTCATTTCACGGGCACTCCTTCTGGGTTGAGTGAAAACGACAGGGAGCACCCATTGTAGCGGCCGCGGCCGCGCGCGCAACCAAATGTTGTCGGGTTAACAGGGGCGACTAGAGTTGCGACGGCTTGCGGAAAGCCGCGGCCGGCACAACGATGTGATCGCCGTCCAGGAAGGCGATGCTGACCCCCTCGGCGCGCACCAGCCAGCACCCGGGAATACGCTGCTTGTCATCGGCGTAGACAGCGAGCCGCGCTTCGCCCAAGCAGTGCCCCGCCTGATCGTGCAGCTCGAGGCGATGCTGGCCCTGCTGCGCAACGGCGACGACGGCCGCGTGCGCGGCGCTTGCGAGCAGCAGCGCGGCGGCAACGAGGCCGATGGTTCCTATGGCGCCTTTCTTGGTGCCCCGCTCCAGAAGGGCCTCGATCTGTTGCTCGTCCATCATGTGCTCCTGTGTTGCTGGTGGCGTCCTTGTCGCCGTAGGGTGATTGTTGACCGATGACGGCTACTTCGCCGCAAGCGGCTGGGTCGTGATGGCCCGCAGCACCACGATGGCAGCAGCAATCGCGCTGCCAACCGCCGCCTGGCCCCAGGGGGGAATAGGGAGGTGCAGGACGAAGCCCTGAAGGACGGACAGCACCGCCAGGATGATCGCAAACCAGACGGTGCGCGAGCGCAGGGCGGCGGCGATGAGTTGGGTGGTGGTCATGCTTGAATCTATGCAGTGGGCTCTTGAGGCCACGAGACGTTGAACGGAAAACCGGGCTGCGACGTAACGTCTCGAAGCGCCTGCCGGTATGCGGCCCACGCCGCCTTGTTCACTGGGGCATCGGCGACCTGGGTCCAGTCGCAGGCAGTAAGCATTTCATTTCGCGTCTGGCGAACATCCGACGACATAGAATCCAAGCGAGTCGAGACCTCTTGCGCGCTCAGAGGCTCAATCAACCAAGAGCAGACCCATCCCGAGCCCACCTTCACGGGCTGCGCTTGAGAGAGCTTCTGCGTTAGTGAGTTGTAAAAAGGCGGAGCGGAGGAAGAGACGTAAACGTACCCATCCGGTAGCGCGGCGTCATTTGACAAATCCTCCGGCAAGCTCGCGCCTGATAGGCGCTGACGAAGATTCACAATCGGGTACTCGACCACTTGGCCGTTTTTAATTCTGGCGTGCATTTTTAACCTCAGTTTACTGCAAGAGCACCACGAAAACCAATTGCCAACACTTCGGAGCCGGCGCCTCTTGCGAGAATGGACACGGGGATCGTTACACCCCACGAAGACAAATTGCGAAGACTGTTGTTAAGCGTCCATGTAACGCCGTCTGGGCTGGTTGCAATATGGGCGCCATTGCCGCCGATCACGAACTCTGAACCCGTCCATACGACTGCACTAACGCTGCTCGCAGAAGTCCATCCCGCAAAGACTAGACTGGACGACCTGTCTGTCCATGTAACGCCGTCTGGGCTGGTGGCTACGCGATTGCTGCTGCCTACAGCACAGAATTGGGAGCCATTCCAGGCAATAGCGTTTACTTGCGCTGTCGTGCCCCACGACGTGGATCGCAGGCCGCCCTGGTATGTCCAGGTGATGCCATCTGAGCTAGTGGCAATTCTGCCAGCGGCGCCTCCAACGCAATACTGCGACCCGCTCCACGCAATAGACGTCACAGCGGAGGACGTTCCCCACGTTGTTGAACGAAGCGAGGCGCGAACAGTCCAGTTGACGCCGTCCGGGCTGGTGGCGACATATCCAAAGTTTGCGCCGACAAGGAACTGTGAGCCGTTCCACAAAATTGCGTTTGTGGTGCCTATTCCGCCAGACGACAAAGAAGATGACAAAGACCAATTTATTCCGTCTGCACTTGTGGCGCTAAGGCCAGAGTTGGATATCGCACAAAATACAGAGGCGCCATAAACCACTCCCCTGGCGGAAAAAAGACCAGACGCCAACAATCCAGAGCGATAGGTCCAGTTGATTCCGTCTGGACTCGTTGCCGCTCTAGCAAATCCACCAGCGCCCGAGCCGCCGACTGCACAAAATTGAGACCCACTCCAAGCTACTCGGGGGATCGAGGTGCCTGTTCCGAAGACAGATTGCGCTTTAGAAAGTCCGTCCCGGTACGTCCATGTTGAGCCATCTGGACTTGTGGCAACCGCACCGTTGCTGCCCGCTATGCAAAACTGACCCCCGGCGTAGACAATGCAAAGCGCCGATCCAGCAGAGCCAAATGCTGAGTCCCACCCCGACGGGGTAGTTACAAATGTCCATGTAACGCCATCTGGGCTGGTAGCAGCGCAACCATTGGAGCCCGTGACGCAAAACAACGACCCACCCCAGGTGATTGCGTTGCATGCCCGTCCAGCCCAAGATGTCGAGCCTAAACCAGACTGAAATGTCCAAGTTATTCCATCTGAGCTGGTGGCAACGCTTGCGGCTATACCATTGCTACCAACGACGCACAAAACCGAGCCGCTCCAGGCAAGACTAGAACAATTCAGCGTCCCCCAAGCCGTGGAGCTTAGGCCCGACCTGTATGTCCATGTAATACCGTCTGGGCTTGTGGCAACAGCACCAGAAAGACCTACCACGCAAAACTGAGAGCCCGTCCAGACAATGCCTGCGGCAGATGTCGTCCCCCAAGCTGTAGAGCTAAGGCCCGACCTGTATGTCCACGCAAGCCCATCAGGGCTAGTGGCGACGCCTCCACTGGAGCCAACAACACAAAATACAGAGCCATTCCATGCGATAGATGTGCCGATTTTTGCGCCCCACGAAGTCGCGGATAGGTTGAAGTTTGGCGACCAATTTTGTCCGTTTAAGCTGGTTGCACAAGCCCCTGATTGACCAACTGCACAAAAACGCGTTCCATTCCAGGCAATGCCATAAATAGGCTCCTCTTGCGCGGAAAAGACGTAGTTCACGGAGCTGGATAGGCCTGCCTGAAATGTCCACGTCACCCCGTCTGAGCTTGTGGCGCATCTGCCCGACTCTCCAACAATGCAGTATTTTCCATCCCCATAAGCGACGGCGTTGGCTTGGTAAAAGCCAAACTCAGATAGGCGCTTAGAAAGCCCATCCCGGTAGGTCCAAGGAGACGTCGAAGGCGGCGGAGGTAGCGCAGACGGCGTAACCGCCATCAAAATACTTCTGGCGCTCACTTGACGTCCTTTCCAAGCAGCAGGCCGGACCACGTCGCCCCGCCGTCGTGCGTGAAAAAGCCCAGCACATCGCGGCCTGCCGCTGTCAAAGTCGGCGCCGTACCTCCCGCCCACTTCATGCCAGACCACCATGTGATCGTGGCGCTGCCGCCGTTGGTCAGGTCGAGGATGAAGCTCGCCGCCGTGCCGGACGTGGGCACGTTGCTGACGGTGAGCGTGGTCGCGCCGCTGATGGTGCGGGTGAAGTAGTTGCCGGCCCTGACGTCGATGTCGCTGGCCCCCATCGCAACCCTGGCCTCGCGCAGGCCGGTGGAGACATCAAACCCACCGGAGGCGCCGAGACGCAGGCGCTCTGTACTGTTTGTGCTCCATGCCAGCGTGTCTGCCGTC